TAATAACTGTATCGTTCGGATTCCCTGGCATACCTTGTACTACAAATTTTATATAAGGTAGAGGAGGAGCAGTAAAGGAAGTTGCTTTAACAGTTTCACCAGATAAATTATACATGAGATCAGAAGTTGCTTCAGGTTTAGCAAAATGAGAATCTACATCATCATGACTCACCTCATAATATAATTTAAGCTTAGGAACACTGGAACTTGAAATAGCCTGGAACCAAACTCCTATATTCCTATCCCCACTTATGCGAAGTGCCTCACTTCTCAAAGTAGTTTCTCCACTAATTAAATGGGAATCAAAAACCGTTTCTTTGTAGGGAAATCCTTTATCATACCTTTCCATTTACTTCACCTCCTTTTTCCTTTTAACTAATCCTTTATTTTTTGGGGGTTCCGCTTCCTTTTTTTCTTGAACTGATTCCTGATCTAATGTAGAAATCAATTCAGGATAATCTTCTTCTTCAGTAGCATGTTTCAATCTCATTTCCTTATAATTATCACCTAAACCCAAGTTAGAAGCTATAACAGAATTAGGTATACCTAGAGTGTCATTAGTAGAACCATGTTTGACACCTAGATAAGCCCTAGCTCTTGCTTCCGCATCAATAACCTCAGAAATGGGGAAGGATATATTTATAAGAAATTCTGGTCTTTCCTTGACATACTCAAAAACAGGCTTTCCGTTTTTAAAATCTACTGCTTTTCTCACTCTAAAAAATTCAGGGAAGTTGCTTATTTTCGATTTTAAGAAGAATATTGACTTATAAAAATCAAATTTTAAGAATCTTTCAAAATAAGCTACTTCATCTGAAATCCTATCAGACATAGGACCTCTACTGGCCTTAACTGAAGCAAATGTACCTTTAGATTGTCCGGTAGATATGTCCTCAGGTTCATTTAGTCCAGATGTTACCATATGTAAAATATCCGTATCAGTTTCAGATATTTTAGGAAGTTGTGGATTTTTAACTTCAATCTCCATACCTGGGGGAAGTATTAATGTACCTCCAGGTGTCTTTTTTGCCATTATCCCTGTTTTTCTCTTATCTTCATCTGTAAGAGAAAGCCAAGTTCTAAATGCCTTAGGCTCTATTATCCTTATTACCCATAAATAAGCCCCACTAGCCTTTTTATGGTCTATTTCATATTTTTTCAAACTCTCATAATAATTCAACCATTCAATAGTAGTTCTTAAATAAGAGGCATTTCTCTTAGTAATAAAGGATTTATCCCAAGCAATTATAAATCTGTTGAATCCCCCAATACTTTTAAACTTAGAACTCTTGCTGCCCTTCAAATACTCTTCGCTATAATTATTATCCTCTTTAGCTACATCCATCAATTCGGGGTAATAGGCAACATAAATAGAGGGAATCTGCATGTAATTATCAGAAGTCTTTATTGTATAAAGGATGGGCATTAGAGTTTTGAAAGGATGATAGATTATACCATCTTCATCTAAAGAACCCTTTACAATGGCGGGATCAATAAAATCAATTTCTATGAACTTTTCGCTATTGATAGTGGCACATAAAAAAAGCTCACCTTAAATAAAAGCTCTGCCTACATATTTAGGCCAGAAATTGTACAATCTATTTCTTGGGTCATATTCAAATTCTTTTAAAAAATCCTGTATCTGTCTAACTTCAGAGGTTATACTGAAATCCTTACCAGTAAGTCTTCCTACCAAACCTCTTACAGAAGTATTGAATTGAGGATTTTTGTTGAATTTGTCCCAACACTCTGCTTGAAGGTCTATTCTTTTTTCTGGCTCTTTATTCAGCTTACTTACAAACCCATCAGAGTCTTTATAAGTGCCTTCATCAGAATCATATTGCCAGGTCATAGTAAACTGAATGTGGGACAAATCTTCATCTGTCAATTTACTAAGTGCTTTTTGTGCTAAATCAAATTTTGTGTCCATAGTAAAAATCTCCCGATTTTTACTAAATATTTCATAAAAATTGGAAAAAGTCAAGTTTTTTATGCAGAAATTCGAGAATTATCAGGAAAAAAATCTCCAAACCACACTTTTTTGTCTCTAGAACGGAAATTATCCACTGAAAGTTCTCTTCCCCCGTACATAGCCCACCCAGTTGCGAAGACAGCATCATCCTGAATACCATCTTTTTCACTTTTTTCTGGTGATCCGAACCATCTTTTATCAGTATCATGATAAAAAATGTTCAACTCCTCTTTAAGGATGTCTTGCTCTTTACTACCCCATATAACTATAGGTGCAGACTTAAATCTTCCGGTAGATATAGCCATAAACAGTTCATTAAATGCTGCCCTTTGTTTATCATAAGTAGGATACACTGGATCAAACTTTATAACTTGTTCCTCACACCAAGGTTTCAAATCCCATAACCCCCACCGCTCACCTGATATGCAGTCAATACCATCATATTCAGCATTACAATCTAATATGTGGGATTTTATATCTTCCAAAGAATTTGAATCTATAAATACCAAACTGAGTACAACATAAAGGTAATTTGGGACCACCCCTTCAGGAATAAAAGGATTAGACCTGCTACCAGGAAGTCCTTTAGCTAAACAAACAGAAATAGTCCTAGCACTAGATTGTCCTGTCCCTTTCAATGGATCAGCCCTATCAGTAGCATGTAGTATAACCCAATCGGTGTCAAATGTTCTAGTAAGCTTAATAAGGTCATCCATAGTAGCAGACTTAGGAAACCCATGTATATCTGATAAAGAATAAATCCCAGTTACAGGTTTTAATCTAGGTATGATCTTATTTATCTTATCTTCAATAGGTATACCTTTTATAGCTACTTCATTGATAAGGACATTCCTTTGTTTCAACAAAGTCATTAACTCAGAATGGTTCCCTATAACACCATCACATCCTAGATAATTAATAGCTTCTACCATTTCTTCAGAAAAGGCTTTAGAACTAGCAGAACCCCAGGTGTTAAGAAAAAATTTCTCAAAGTCACCCATAGGAAACTTAGCTCTGTAATCATCTAATTGGTCTTGATCCATGTTAGGATTCCAGTAATCCTCAGTTATTCCTTTACTGGAAAACCTGTAATCGAAGTAAAGGGTCTTAGTTTCCCCCTTAATATAGTTGTTGTAAAGGGAATACAATATGTGGTTTTTAGCTGATACAGTGGAATCAATCACACCCAAGGCGTTAGGTATGTTACGGGTAGACCCATCAAGCTCAACAAAAAACTTAGGATTCTTCATAGCAAAAATTTCAGAGAAGGTATAACCAGTGATATTAGAAACGATACCACTAAAGGATGTAATAGGCATTATCCTAGAACCTATATTGCCTTTTTCATCCCTCATCCTAATTTCCTTCTCTTGCACATTCCTTTTACCAACAAGGTGAAGGATCTTTGGAGAGTTTAGAACAATGTCTCTTATAATATCATAGTGGACAAATTTGATCTGGTCTTTACTATTAGCACCTAAAACTATCAACTGCCTCGGCCAATTCATAAACTTCCATAGCTGGATCAAGCAAGCATCCAGTGATTTACCTTCCCCCCTCATCCAACAAAAGACAATAACTCTATACCTAAACCTACCATTTTTCATCCTCAAGGCATTTCTATAAACCGATTTTTTATCTTCCCACATCCCTCTAAATGATCTACCAGTCTTAGGATTAGGTGTGACAGGTAGCTTATTCATTGGTGTCCATACAGGAATATCAGACCCCTCAGGATAAATAGGTATGCAGACAAAATCCTCACACCATTTAATAAACCCCTCAGGACCATCTCTATAATCTGTAGGTTCATAAACAATATAAGGGGGAAAAGCGTCCTCTACAGTTAAAGTAGGATCAGATAAAGGTTTTACCTCGATATTAAATGGCATACAGAATGAATCTCCTTCTTTTTCCCTTCTTTTTTAAGCTTCCTATCAGACCTAATGCCTCTAACCATAAGGATAATAAAAATTATAAACCCTATGATTTCCATAATATCACCCCCAATACCAAGATACAAAATAGTATCCATCCTGACATTAAAGACCAATACATCCTCTCATTCACCTAACTACCTTCTTCCTCTCTGGCAGTTCAGAAATCCTCTTATAATGATCCCTAGAACCATTATTTTCATCACCTAAATCAATTTCACCTTCTTGAGGAACTCCACGATAAAACAGGTCTAAATCCCTACCAATCATCAATATTGTTTTAAGTGTTTCCCTAATCTCTTTATAGATAGGATGAATCTGTACAATACCCTTATTGGTAATATTAACCATATCCCTAACACCTGCCTCTACAATCTTCATCTTACATAAATAAGAATATAAAGGCATTAAGTGCATACCTACCTTGAATAAACTACCTTCATCCATGTGTTTATAAACCTCAATCATAGTCTCACACATGTTGTTAATATAAGCAACTTGTACAGCACATTTTCCGCTTTTAATATGCTTGCATCTATCATAAAGAGAACAATCTTCCCCGCTACAATTATCAACAGAATCCCATCCCATGAGAGAAAGACCATCTTTAATTTTCCCCTTATCCAGAGAAGTAGAACCTATGTTAATCAGATTACCCATACAATAACCACCCCCTTTAAAAAAGAATATACGCTTAGAAGTTTAATTGTCAAGAGAAAAGTGTACAGACCACAATTTAAACCTAATCCTCGTGAGTAGAAAAAATTATGGGGAGAATACCATTTCAAATATGAGTAGAATCAGGAAAAAAATTATGGTTAGTACCCCTTTTAGAAGCACTACCCCGCCCATTTTGAGATAAACTCAGGGGTAGCTAACATTTAATCTCATCTAATATACTTTATCTATAATTAGTATGGTTAAAGTATATTAAATGACAGTATAATACAATATGTATCATTATATCTCATTATATATCATTAATATATAATTAGTATATGTATATGGTATTAATGTATCATGTATGACATTAGATTGCATTATATACTTTGTATATGCAAAATCTATACCAATTAGAATTTGCCCTATAACCCCTATCCCATCCTCTATCCCTTGTATATACTATACTACAGGCTACAGGCTACAGGACCAGGACAGGCTACAGGACCAGGACAGGCTACAGGACCAGGACAGGCTACAGGCTACAGGACCAGGACAGGCTACAGGACCAGGACAGGCTACAGGACCAGGACAGGCTACAGGACCAGGACAGGCTACAGGCTACAGGATTATAGGCAATAAAAAACCCTTGCCTAATCGGTATATACTATCAGACAAGGGTTTTAAGGGTTTAGCTATTGATTAGTTGCTTTTCCTTGATTAGGTTTTCTTGGAGCCAAAGGAAGAAGGATATGTCTTGTTTGCTTACAGCAATTACCCTCTCAATCCCCTTTATCCGTTTTTCCAGGTCCGCTTTGACCTTGATTAATTTGGACTCTAAACTTTTGTTTGACATGGTATCTTCCCTCCCCTCCCCTATACAAGCTTTTTGAGAGAGAAGATCTTATTAACCTCAATAACCATATACCCTACCCATTTCTCCGGCCAATAAGGAGCGTATTTACTCCCTTTGAAACTCTGGTTTTTAAGATCGCTTAATTCTGTTTTTGTGGTACTCGGTTTAATGGGGTATACCGAAGACACCAAGGAAGCAAGGTCGTTGCGGGTATATTCTCCCTTCGCAATTTTATCAAAAAGATATCCGATCCTCTCTTTTTTGGTGTCCCCCACGACCTTTGGTGGAGCATATTCCTGGGACACCCGTTTTTCCTTAACCCTTGTTTCGTGATCTATGTTTTTCATCTCCCACACGGGGACCACCTGCACAGGTTTTTCCCCTTGGATAAGTTGGATAATTTCTTTTTGGGTATAGTCCATTTTAATAACCTCTGTTTTCTTCATCATGGTCTTTTCCTTCCTTTTTGATGGTATATACCAATTATCAAGGGTTGGAGCCCTAATCCCTTTCCGGTATGGGATTAACCTAACATGGGTTAAAATCAATTATCGAAAGCAAGCAAGGATTTTGCTTCTAATGATAGATGGTAAAGTATCAACTATCAGATAAGCTGTATGTGGGGAAATTCCAATTTTCTTAATATATACCGAGACTCTCACGCAATAGTACATTTCCATTTTTTATACTCCTTAATTTTGAGTTTTGAGTTTTTAGTTTCAACATATATTCTTTTCATAGACTTTGTCAAGCTTTTTTTTATCATTTATATATTTTTTTTACTTCATTAGTCTATCTATGCCTTAACTTGTTTTTATCATTAGTATTTTAATCATTATTCCATATTTACAATATGAGACATTATCTTTTTTTGTTAGGGTTATAATCAAGGGTATATACAATCTATTGATTTTATTATATCAGGTTTTTCCCCTTGACTTTCTTATATCCGTTTTATTTGCTTTATCTATACTTGGTATAGAACTTGCATATAGCAATTTTAGGGCCAATTTTTTCTTACTACAATTTTGTAATTTGGCATATAGATTGCATAGCAGTTTTATAGCCTTTGACTATACAATTTTGTAGTGTGAACTTAGTTCACAGTTTTACAATTTTGTAATTTGGCATATAGATTGCATAGCAGTTTTATAGCCTTTGACTATACAATTTTGTAATCTTACAATTTTGTAATACTGTGAACTTAGTTTACAGTATGCAAAGTATATACCAAATTTTGATTTTAAGCTTGACTTTTTTCTGTCTTTATGCTATACTACTGCTATTCTTTTGATAGCAGTTGACTTGTAAACAATCTTTACTGTCATTTATTTGACTGTAAACATTTTTTACACGTGTAAACATTTTTTACATTGCTCTTTGACTTGTAAATATTTTTTACTGTCAATTTTTTGACATGTCATTTTTTTGACATGTCAAGATTTTGACAGTTTGAGAGACTTTTCTACAAAAAGTGATTTTTAACAATTTTGCGGGAGATTTCTTCCAAAACCCAAAGAAAGGAGCGTTCTTATGAAAGTTAAAACTGTGGCAGGATGGAGTAGAGAGCTTGACTCCATCTTCAAAGATGATGATGGCAAGATGTTTAGACTCCATCATTCATCTGTTGATGGGTTTGTCAACGAGCAGTCCGTGGTACTCGAATCTGCTCTTGGCACTTGTGAGAAAGCAATCTTTTATCCCTGCACTTTCGAAAAAGCTTATGAGATCAATGGCACTGACTTTTACCAAATAAAATGAAAGGAGCGTTTCACATGTTTTTCAACATTTCCAATCATCCAACTTCTCAGTGGGGCAAAAAGCAACTGGAAGAAGCTCAGAAGTTTGGGGAAGTGGTAGATGTACCTTTCCCAAACGTTGATCCCCACATTAACGATGTAGAAATGGAGAATCTGGCGAAGACATTCTGCCAATCTAATCCAGAAATCATAAATGCGTCTGCCGAAGA